CAATTAATTTTGTTAAAATGCTTAAATGATTGAATCTAAATACAAAATCCCCGAGCAAATAAAGCTAAAGACAGTTAAAAATGAGGATCAAAGGCGCTTCTGTGTGGTTCCTTTGAAGGCCTTTTTAAATAGAAAAGTAAGCGGGGAGAATCTAAGAGTATTAGCCATATTAGCTAGTTATTGCAATAGAGGCGGTTATTCTTTTGTTAGTCTAAAGACTATTGCAAAAGATTTGAAGTGCAGCCCTCAAAACATCCTCAAACACTTAAACAAGTTAGAAGCACAAGGCATTATTGAAACTAAGTCAAACTATTTTCCTATGTTGAAAGGAAATACTAGACGAATTATCTATGATGAAAAGATTAAGGATGATGATTTAAAAGAGCATCAATTCACTAATGCTGATATCAGTGAGATATTAAAGACTAACAAAGTTATCAACCAGTTAGAGGATAGCAATGAACCATTGAAGGTTAATCAATCAGCAATTCAGGAAGATGATGACTTAACTAGCTTGTTTAATACTATAACAAGAGAAGCTGACCTCATATTGGCTGAAAGGCTGTTATCTCAAGGACTAACACCTAAAGAAGTCAGAATCCGCATGGCTCTAGGTTCATAGAGCATCATACAAGAGGGCTAATGGTTCGTTTAGCATCCTTAAAAAGTAAACGCCTCCAATGACATCCCTTATATAGCAAGAGACTCAAGGCTTATTGATTCCCTATGAAACACCTTGCCTAATTCAGAAGGCACATGCTTCCCCTCCCCACCCTCTCATATACCGAGGGGTATCCCACACAAATTTTTCCTACTTTTTCAAGATGATTGACAACAGATATCTTATCAACATGGTATGTCTTAGCAAAAGCAGACCTTACCTACTGACTGCCTTTATAAATATATAGATTAAATACAAACCAAACATTAACGTATCTAGTAGCTTATAGGTAATATAGAGGATCATGTGATAGAGTTCGTGCGAATAATAGACCTAACCCGATAATAAACAGTATTGTTTAAATTATCTTACTAATCCAGATGGATTGTAGCTTCTCGTTTATCTAGTTTGGATGTAATGCACTACTTCACATCCCCAGTGGTCTGATCCCCGATACTGTTACTTGATCTCATCCGAGAGCAACTTGTAAGGAGAATCCACCGATTAAACACGTTTATCCCTATCTGTCAGCTACTACATTTAGGAAGGCTGGGTAATGGCCCCGTATGAGTAATATAAGCCATATTTATTTTTAAGTCAAGCGAACATACTATTGACTTGTATATCTATAAGATATATATTGAGCATATGAGCAAAGGATCACAACCTCGACCATTTACTGATAGAGAAATCTTTGAAGCCAACTTCGATAAGATATTTGGTAAGAAGAAACCATCTTCTGTTGAGACAATTAAAGAATATGAATACGAACTCCATCCTTCTACTGGTAATGTAGAGAAAGTATTTAAAGATGGAAGCTAAAGAGTGGATGCAATCCATGGCTAAAGCTTTCGGTAAGTATGAATATAAAGTTAAATACAAAAATGATAAAGGTCAAGTGGAATTAAAGTCACCAGGCTGGCGAGAAGATCCACCTAATCTAAAAGCCTATAAAGCAATTGATTGTATTTTGCCTGAATTTTTAAGACCTAAGAAAAAAACAGGCCAAAAAGATATTAAGAAGAAAGTAGTCAAGCAATTAACCAAGTATAAGGAGATAGAATGAGTACCGAACTAAAACCATTCCTAGTAAGATTGACACCCTCTAGTGTTGAACTATTAGATAAAGCAGCTAAAGAACAAGAAAAACCAAAGGCTAGTATTATTAATGATGCAATTAAAGCATACCTTTCTAAAGGTGGCGATATTAATTCAAGACTGAATAAAATAATTTAATGATATTAGAGCTTCCATATCCACCATCAGTGAATACATATTGGAGAGCAAATGGCAAAAGAAGATTCATATCGAAAGAAGGCGTATTATTCAAGACAGCAGTCCAAGCCATCTGCTTTAGAGACAAAGTGGGATCTTTTGGCGATGCTCGCCTTTCTGTTAATATTTATATTCATCCTAGAAGTAGGCGTATATTTGATCTCGATAATTGCTTGAAGGCTATTTTAGATGCATTGATGTCAGCGGGTGTGTATGATGACGATTCACAGATAGATATGTTATCAATTGCACGCAGTACACCTAAACCAGGAGGATCAGCAGTAGTGACTATTAGCGAATATGGAACTAAAGGATAAGTATGTACATGCAGAACCTAGTCCACTTGGTGATAGATTCTGTTCAACATGCTACCAATACAAGTTTAGTGTCAATGGTAAATGGAAGATTGCAGCACATGGTAAGAATCGCAGATGGATATGCGAAGAATGTATGACGAAAAAAGTAAAACCCACGCCAATTAAATAAAGGAGAATATAATGGCAGAACAAAAACCACGCAAACCAGGAACAGGTGTAGCGTTTATTAATGAGAATAAAAAAGAAGATTGGCATGCAGACTTCACTGGTGAATTTGCAGACCATGATGGCAATTTATTTTATCTAAATGTATCTAAGAAACTTAGCGGACATTCTGGTATTGAATATATTACTGTATCTTTAGGCAAACCAAAAGCACTAAAGGCTGCTCCAGCTAATGCAGCAAAGCCAACTTTTGATGACATTCCTGACGATTTACCATTTTAATGGATGAAGTCAAAAAGAAAAATCCAATCCCTTCTCTTGCTGGCTATGGTGGTGTCCGTAGCTTGCAAAAGAAACTTGAGCGTTCGACTACGCTTCAGCAGAATCGTGAAGCTGTTAGTTATTCTCTCTTATGTTTGGCGAATACAAAGCTTACTGATATTATGGAATGGGATGAGCAAGGTAATATTAAAGTTAAACCAAGTAAGGATATACCAGACCATGCTCTACAGGCCATTAAGTCCATTAAGTCGAATACTAAAGTTGATAAGGAAGGCAATAGTTATACGACTTTGGACATTGAGTTGTGGGATAAAGTTGGCGTATTGAGGCTATTAGCAAAAGCATCTGGCTTATTAGATAATCCAGAAGAATCCGATAAACCAAGCGTATTAGGTATTAACATACGCGCACCAGAGATCATAGATAATGGCGAAACCACAGGACCCGATAACAAAGATACTGAATGAGCGTCAAGCAACACATGGGGATTATTTGTCTAAATGTGTTTTCATTCAAACGACCAAAGAAGCCATGCGGAGTGAAAACGGAAATTGGTATAGATTAGATTCAGATATGCAAGAATCATTAGATATGGTGGTACATAAGATTAGTCGTATTCTTTATGGAGATCCATATCATACTGATAACTGGTTAGACATAGCTGGTTATATTATGTTAGTTGGCAATCGTTTAAAACTTGAGGAGGAATTTAATGAGCGCACCAAATAATTTAGAAGATCGTATACAAAAGTTACGAGATGCTTATGCATTGAATAACATTTACCAAACGGAGTCATTGCAGATTATTGATGCATTACAAGCACAGATCAATGTGCTTAATCAATTGCTAGCTTTAGAAATTAAAGATATAGATGGCTAACAAAAAGGAAGTATCTCAGAAGTCCCTTCATGGACCTGGGATTGACTTAGACTTTTCTACAGCACCAACTACATGGAGCTTCTTACAGTCAGATGCATTCGTGCGTGGACTGATGGGACCTGTAGGTTCTGGTAAATCCTATGCATGTGCCGCAGAGATTATGATGCGAGCAGTTAGACAAAAGCCATCACCTATTGATGGTATTCGTTATACACGATTTGTCATTGTACGTAACTCATATCCTGAATTAAAAACCACAACAATTAAAACATGGCAAGATTTATTCCCAGAAAACACTTTTGGTCCGATGCTATATACTCCTCCTATTACTCATCACATCAGACTCCCATCAAGGGGTGATGCTGCGGGGATTGATTGTGAAGTAATTTTTTTAGCATTGGATCAACCTAAAGACGTACGTAAACTACTATCACTTGAACTAACAGGAGCGTGGGTAAATGAAGCTCGTGAACTTCCTAAAGCAGTTATTGACGGACTTACTCATCGTGTGGGTCGATATCCGACACAACGTGATGGTGGACCTACCTGGCATGGTGTGTGGATGGATACTAATCCAATGGATGATGACCACTGGTGGTTTAAACTAGCAGAGAAAACAAAACTCACTGGCAAGTATGCTTGGGATTTCTTTAAACAACCTGGTGGTGTCACAGAAGTAGATCCAGGAAACTTACCAGAGAATCCAGAAGCTAACGATCATATATTTTCTGGTGGTCGTTGGTGGAAGATTAATCCTAAAGCTGAAAACGTAAGTAACTTACCAGCGGGTTATTACATGCAGATGTTAGGTGGTAAGAACTTAGACTGGATTAAGTGTTATGCCGAAGGTAAATATACCTATGTTCAAGAAGGTAGACCCGTATGGCCAGAGTATGACGATAGTTCTATGAGTGGTGAAGTCGATTATGATCCTGAGCATGCATTGCAAGTGGGTCTTGACTTTGGTTTGACACCAGCCGCAGTGGTAGGACAACGATTACCTAATGGCAGATGGATTATTTTAGATGAGATCGTAACATTTGACATGGGGCTAGAAAGATTTGGTCAGCAGTTATTGGCAGAACTCAATGCTCGCTACCCTAAAGCACAGATTATGATGTGGGGTGATCCAGCGGGTATGCAACGAGATGCGATTTATGAGGTTACTGCATTTGATTATCTTAGAACATTAGGTTTACGCGCACAACCTACACCATCGAATGACTTTAAAGTAAGACGAGAAGCAGCAGCCGCACCTATGCAAAGACTTATTGCTGGTAAACCTGGTCTTATGATTGCAACTAAATGCAAAATGATACGCAAATCATTAGCGGGCGGTTACCATTTCAAGCGTGTAGCTGTCGGCGCTGGTCAAGAACGATTTAAAGATGCACCTAACAAGAACGAACACTCTCACGTAGGCGATGCTTTTGGATACTTACTTCTTGGTGGTGGCGAACATAAACGATTAACCAAGAGTCCATTATCTGCATCAACCATTATTGCTCAAACGATAGCTAAGTCTGACTTTAATGTTTTCGACTGATTACCCAGCAATCTTTGAACATATGCCACATGTTAAAGGTGGCTATTATTTGCCATACATGTCATATCATTTAGATGAATTAGACTGCATGGAAATGAAAACTCAAAAAACTATTAAGCCACATGAGTTTAAAAACATGATAAATCATCAAGCAAAATGTGGCCCAACCATTACTGCATTCATTTATGGCAAGCCAGTCGCTATATTTGGGGCTACTATCATGTGGCATGGTGTTGCAGAATTTTGGTCTTTACTCTCAGAGCAATCTAGGAGATATCCAATAGCTATGACAAAAGCGGGATTAACATTTATTGATATCGTTGAGATATTATTTCACTTGCACAGAGTGCAAATAACTGTTAAAACCTCAGATACTCGTGCTATGTCCTGGGCTAAAGCGTTAAATTTTGTGCCAGAATGCAATATGCTACGTTATAGCGCAGATAAAGATGATTATACATTAATGAGGAGAAAGTAATGGGCGGATTGTTCGGAGGAAAGCCAGATACATCAGCAGCTGAACGACAAATTGCAATACAGCAAGAAGAAACAAATCGATTAAGAGCGCAAGCAGAGCAAGATAAAGTAAAACTTGCAGAAGATTTAGCAGCAAAACGTATAGCTCGCCAACGTGGAGGAGCAAGAGCATTATTAGCAGAAGAACGTCTTAACCCAGAAACTGGTGTAGAGACTTTAGGTTCTTCAGGAATGGTAGGTTAATCATGGGCGGAGGATCAAGACCATCAGCACCACCACCACCACCACCAGAGCCACCAAAGCCAGTTGATGTAGCGCCAGCTCGTACAGAAGCTGAAAAGGCTGCATCATTTAAAAAAGCTAGACGTGGTAGATCAGCTGGACTTATGTCGGCTACAACATCAGAGACATTAGGAACAGATACAACTTTAGGAGCATCATAATGAAAAAAGATAAGATGCAAGCTAAAGTTCGTAAAGTCATGCGTGAATACAAAGAAGGTAGTTTGCATTCAGGCAAAGGTGGCCCAGTTGTTAAATCACAAAAACAAGCTGTAGCTATTGCAATGAGTGAAGCTGGCAAAACTAAAAAAGGATATTAATATGAAAGCTGGACTTTATGCCAATATTCACGAAAAACGTGAACGTATTGCAGCTGGATCTAAAGAAAAGATGCGTAAACCTGGATCTCCTGGCGCGCCTACAGATGCTGCATTTATTAAAGCTGCTAAAACAGCAATGAAACCTAAGAAGAAATAATGGCAATTAATATATTGCGTGAGTCAGACACGACTAAATCACGTCATGTTAATCCAGCTTATGTAGATAAAGATGGCGCAAGTTATATTGCTAGCTCTGATAGACCATTTCCTATTGTAGACATTAATCACTTACGTTTACATGAAGGTAAAGCTTTTAAAGCATATAGAATATACCCAGAAGCAACAAAACTAGCAGCTGGAGCAAGCTGTAATATAGCAGTTGCATGGGCTAGTGGCGTTTATGCACATCTATTAGTGGATGCAAGTTGCAGTGGTGATGCTGAACTTTATGTTTATGAAGGAGCAACTGTAACTGGTGGCACGTCGTTTACAGCAATTAAAAGAAATAGAACAAGTGCTACAACAAGTCAATCAGCAATATTAATTAATCCAACTGTAACAGTAACTGGCACTGAGATTGATGCGCAAATTATTGCTGGTGGAACTGGTAAAAAGTCTGGCGGTGGTGGATCTAACGTTTTAGAAATGGTATTAAATCCATTAACAACATATTTATTTAGATTAACCAATGTAAATGGCACTGACCACATGGCTGAATTATTGTTAGAGTGGTACGAATAATGCCTTTAAAAAAATATCAAAATCCTAAGGGTGGTTTAAATGAAGCTGGCAGAAAACACTTTGAAAGTAAAGAAGGTGGTAACTTACAAGCTCCAGTCAAGAGTGGTACAAACCCTAGGCGCGTGTCTTTTGCTGCTCGTTTTGGTGGAATGGATGGTCCATTAGTAGATGATAAGGGTAGGCCTACTCGATTAAAGTTAGCTTTAAAAGCTTGGGGATTTGGTAGTAAAGAAGCAGCAAGAAACTTTGCAAATAAAAATAAGAAATCATAGGGATTAATATGGCAGAAATGATGAGACTATCCGCAGAGGATGTTTTAAAACGACACGATAAAGCTCTTACTAAGAAAGAGGACTTTAGAAGTCTATACGAAGAATGTTATGAGTTTGCGTTACCACAACGTAATCTTTATGACGGATACTACGAAGGTAAAGTAGGCGGTCAAAAGAAAATGAATCGTGTATTCGATTCTACAGCCATTAACTCTACACAGCGATTTGCTAATCGTATGCAATCTGGCATATTCCCACCACAACGTAAATGGTGTAGGCTTGAACCAGGACCAGATATTCCTGAAGATCGCAAAGAAGAAGCACAAGCAGCATTAGATATTTACTCAGATAAACTATTTGCATCACTCAAGCAATCAAACTTTGATATTGCTATTGGTGAGTTCTTACTTGATCTATCTGTAGGTACTGCTGTAATGATGGTACAACCAGGTGATGACATTAATCCACTTAATTTTATTCCTGTACCACAATTCTTAGTATCATTTGAAGAAGGTGCTAATGGTCAAGTAGACAATGTATATAGACGTATGCGTCTTAAAGGCGAGTCTATTATGCGTCAATGGCCAGATGCAATTATTCCAGATGACTTACAAAAGAAAATTGACCAAAAACCAACAGACGATTTAGAGTTTATTGAAGCTACTATACTAGATCAAAAGCGTGGTGATTTCTGTTATCACGTTATTCATAAAGAATCTAAAACAGAGTTAGTTTATAGACGTATGGTAGAAAGCCCATGGATTGTATCACGCTATGCAAAAGTAGCTGGTGAGATTTATGGTCGTGGTCCATTGATTACTGCATTGCCAGACATCAAGACGCTCAATAAAACATTAGAACTATTACTTAAAAATGCATCATTAGCTATTGCTGGTGTATATACCGCAGCAGATGATGGCGTATTAAATCCTAACACAGTGAAGATTATACCTGGTGCTATTATTCCTGTTGCAAGAAATGGCGGTCCACAAGGTGAATCATTGAAACCATTGCCAAGAGCTGGTGACTTTAATGTATCTCAAATCATTATGAATGATTTACGCATGAGCATTAAGCGTATTTTATTAGATGAGTCTTTACCACCAGACAACATGTCAGCACGTTCAGCTACGGAAGTGGTAGAGCGAATGAAAGAGTTATCACAAAATCTAGGATCAGCTTTTGGCAGACTGATTAATGAAACTATGATACCATTAGTTACTAAGATTTTAAGAGTAATGGATGAGCGTGGTCTTATTGATCTACCTCTTAAAGTCAATGGTCTTGAAATTAAAGTGTCAGCAGTTGCACCATTAGCTATGGCTCAAAGCATGGAAGATGTACAGAACGTATTGCAGTTTGCACAGATCGTTCAAGGTGCTGGACCACAAGCTCAGATGACATTGAAAACAGATGCTATGATGGACTTCATTGCTGAGAAGTTAGGTATCCCACAAAAGATACGTAATACTCAAGAAGAACGTATGATGATGACTCAACAAATGGCTGAAGCTGCACAACAAGTAGCTCAACAAAATCCAGAAGCAGTACCTGGTATGGTAGAAGCTGCAACTAAGGGGATGATGTAATGGCTGGATGGGAAGATTTAGATCAAGCACTTCCGTTAGATGTAAGAGATGTAGCACAAGCAAGAGAAGATTTAGATAGATTAGCATTAAGAGTTTTTGGTAGTGATGACGGACAAAAGTTATTAGCATGGTTACGTCAAACAGTTTTAGAGCAACCAGTTGCTTTGCCTGGTAGCGACTCAAGTTATGCGTACTATCGTGAAGGTCAAAATAGTATTGTGAGAGATATTGAAGCAAAGTTAATTAGAGCAAGGAAAATGTAATGATAGACGACAACATCGAGCCTAGTGATAATGAGGAAGTATCTCAAGAAACTGGCCTACTCGACAGTGCATCAGTTGAAACAGAAGCAATAGAATCAAATCCACAAAAAACAGAAATATCACATCTTGAAGCATCAGATGAAGATGATGATAGTCCTTTAGAACGACCCGATTGGTGGCCAGAGAATTTCTGGAAAAAAGATGAAGCAGAGCCAGACTTACAGGCTATGGCTAAATCTTGGGGCGATTTAAGAAAACAAATCTCACAAGGCAAACATAAGGCGCCAGCAGATGGTAACTATGATGTAGCCGCATTTAAAGATATTCCAGCAGAAGATCCCGTACGAAATCACGTACTATCTTGGGCTAAAGAATATGGTGTAAGCCAAGCAGCTTTAGATACTTTAGTGGGTAAAGTTGTTGAGATGGGATTTGAAGCACAGCAAACTAGCTCTGTTAATTTAGCAGAAGAAAAGAAAGCACTAGGTCCTAATGCCGATGCCCGTATTAATGGCATGGTTAAGTGGGCTAGTGGTTTAGTTAATAAGGGTATTTGGGGTAAAGATGACTTTGAGGAGTTTAAATACATGGGTGGTACTGCAAAAGGTATCGCTGCATTAGAGAAACTTCGTGGTGCTTATGAAGGTCGTGTACCTACAGATAGCGTTCCAGTTCAAGGTGCTGTATCCAAAGAAGAACTCTATGCTATGGTCGGAGATCCTAAGTATCAAACAGATCCTGGCTTTAGAAAGAAAGTAGAAAGAATGTTTGAATCTAATTTTGGTTCATAGTAAGACTCCGTAGTTCGCGTTTGACCCACTTCGGTGGGTCTTTTTTTGCCTAAAACGCAAAATACTTGCACAAATTTGTAAAATATGCTAAAAACCATACAAGGCTAATTGCATTCGCAACCCTTCACACAAGTCGTCTTGTCGTTTGGCTATCGTAAATAGCAAGCACTGGCCCAGGTTTTGTCTGGCTAACCAAAGCGATAAACTTTATTTTTATCAATTCTAGGAGAATTAACATGGCTATTGGATTATCTAATGCTTTTGTAACGCTCTTTGATGCCGAAGTTAAACAGGCTTACCAAGGTAAGGCTAAATTAGTTGGTGCAGTTCGCCAAAGACGCGGTGTTGAAGGCTCAGTAGTAAAATTTCCTAAAGTAGGCAGAGGCGTTGCTACTTTAAGAATCCCACAAACAGATGTATCACCATTGAATGCTGGCTGGAGTCAAGTAACTGCTACTTTAGCAGACTGGAATGCAGCAGAATATTCTGACATCTTTATGCAACAAAAAGTAAACTTTGACGAAAGACAAGAGTTAGTACAATTAGTATCTAACGCTATCGGTCGTAGACAAGATCAAATGATTATTGATGCGCTTGTAAACTCATCAACATCATTAACAGTGTCTAACGATATCGGTGGTTCAGACACTAACCTAAGCGTAGCAAAACTACGTGAAGCTAAACGTCTATTAGACAAAAACAACGTACCACCAGAAGGTCGTCACATTGTTCTTCATGGTAACAGCTTGGCTTCATTACTTTCAGAAACAGCAGTAACTTCTTCTGACTTTAATACAGTTAAAGCTCTCGTAGCTGGTGAATTAAATACTTTCTTAGGCTTTACATTCCATTTATTGGGTGATCGCTCAGAAGGTGGTTTACCAATTGATGGTTCTTTAGATCGTAAAGTTTTTGCTTTCCATAAAGACGCTGTTGGTTACGCAGAAGGTATCGCTCCTCGCACAGAAATCAATTACATTCCAGAAAAAACTTCATTCCTTGTGAATGCTGTATTCTCTGCGACTGCAACTGCTATCGATGCTGAGGGTATTGTTCAACTCACATGCCGCGAATCAGCATAATTTAAGGAGATTAAAACATGGCTTATTCATCAACTGGTTTAAACTCTGCTGGCGGTCAATCAAAAGCTGGTAATGCTCCACAAATTTGGACATATACTAGTGCTGATGCAATCGCTACAGTAAACACAGCTGCTTACTTTAATGATGCTTCTTCACTTTTAAAAGTGGGCGACATCATTTTTGTTTACGATTCAGCAACTCCTACAATGAGCATTGTATTTGTATTATCAAATGCATCTGGCGTTGTAGACGTATCTGATGGTTTAACAGTAACAGCAACAGATACAGATTAATAAACTGTATTGTAGTAAGTAACTTAGGTAGGGCGGGTGTTTTGCACTCGCCTTATTCTTACATTTGGAGATAGAGTATGGCAGCTGGAGATTCAGCATTATCAGTTTGTTCTGATTCACTATTAATGTTAGGTGCTAAACCTATTGCGTCTTTTACCGAAGGCACAGATGAAGCGTCTATATGCGATAGACTATATCCAGATATTAGAGACCAAGCATTATCAACATATCCATGGTCTTTTTCATTTAAGAAAGTTCAATGTGCTAGACTGGTCACTACACCAGTTACCGAATACAAATACGAATATCAACTACCTTCTGATCGCATAAACTCACCAAGAGCAGTCTATGATGCTAATGAAGTAGGATCTCCTGTACGCAATGCATACAGAATCATGGGAGATAAAGTGCTAACAGATTATGAAGAAGTATGGGTAGATTATCAATACTCAGTACCAGAATCATCAATGCCAACATATTTTGTTCAACTGCTTAAATATATACTTGCATGGCATTTATCTGTGCCTATTACAGATCAAACAGAAAAGGCTGGATATTGGCAAACTGTTGCTGTAGGTACACCAGGAGAAAATGGTCGTGGTGGCTACATGAGACAAGCTATGAATATTGATGGCCAAGGACAACCAGTAAACGCAATACAAGACTTCTCATTGATTAATGTGAGATACTAATGGCTCGTTTTGTAACCATTCAAACTAACTTTACTGCGGGTGAAATAGATCCACTATTACGCTCACGTATAGATATTAAATCATATGAGAATGGTTTAGAGACTGCTCAGAATGTATTATGCCAACCACAAGGTGGCATTACTAGACGCAGTGGTTTACGTTATATCAATGCATTGCCAAATTCAGGCACAGAATCTGCTGCCAATGGTGTGCGATTAGTAGCCTTTGAGTTCTCAACATCAGATAGTTATATGCTTGCATTTACACATAATCGTATGCATGTATATAAGAATGGCGCATTAATTACAAACATCAATGGATCTGGCAATAGTTATCTTGATACATCAGGCGTATCATTATCATCAGCTAGATTAGCTAATATGTGCTGGACACAATCTGCTGACACACTTATTGTTGTACATGAAGATTTAGCGCCAATAAAAATTGTACGTGGTGGCACAGACGCTACATGGACTGCATCTGCTATTTCATTTGACAGTATTCCTAAATATGCATTTACATTAAGCGTATCTAATCCAGCTGGTACATTAACGCCATCAGCTGTATCAGGTAAAGTGACACTTACTGCATCATCATCTGTATTCTCTGCTGGCTCTGTAGGACAATATATTAATGTTATTCCACAAGGCAGAGCTAAGATTGTCCAATATACAAGCGGTACAGTAGTCAATGCTATTACTGAATTTCCATTCTTTAATACATCAGCTATTGCTAATGGTAATTGGGAATTAGAATCTGGCTACGAAAATGTATGGTCAGCTGGAAAAGGATGGCCTAGAACAGTAACATTCCACCAAGGTCGTTTATACTTTGGCGGATCTAAATCAAGACCATCTACAGTATGGGGATCTAAAGTTGGTATCTTCTTTGACTTTGAAGGCACAGAAGGTTTAGATGACGATTCAGTAGAAGCTACATTAGATACTAATACATTCAATGCGATTACAGATATTATCTCTGGTCGTGATTTAATGATCTTTACAACGGGTGGTGAGTTCTATGTACCACAACAAGGTTTAGAGCCAATCACACCTACATCATTCTTTGTGTCTACAACGGGTCGTGCTGGTAGTAAGCAAGGTATTCGAGTGCAACAACTAGAATCAGGCGTG